CGCGTTCTTCTCGCGGGTATTGTTCTCGATCGTCACGTCGAGCGACATCACCCAGTTGGGCGAGCCTGCCGCCACGCCGCCGATGAACAGCGCCGCGACGTTCGAGGACGTGTTCATCACCGGCGAGGTCGGCGCCGCAACCGTGGTGGCGCCGGTGAGGCGCGTCGCCTGGATCGCCCCCGTCTTGCCCATGAAGCTCACCTTCGCGGTCGGGATGTCCTGCATCTTCGCTGCCAGCATCAGCGTCTTGCAGTGCATCCCGCGGAAGTATTCATACTGGCCGATATCGGCGAAGGCCCGCTCGACCGTGTAGGTCTTGCGCGTGGTGCCGTTGCGCACGAGGTTGCCGACCGCAATGCGGATCGTCTTGCCGGTGCCAGCATCGACCGCCCATCCGGCCGGGACGCGATCGAAGGTGATCGACGTCGCGGTGATGACGCTGATCCGGCAGAAGCCATAGTTGGCCGCCTGCCCGAACTTGTTGGCCGCCGCCGATCCGCCGACGAAGATCCACTCGCCGGCCTGTAGACCGAGCGCGGTGAGGTCGCCCGAGGTCGCGGAGCAGGACAGGCCGCTCGCGGTCGCCGAGCAGTCGCCGGCGGCGAACTGGAAGCCGACCATGGTCACGGTCGCGCCCGCCGGCGCCGTCTCGACGGTGCCTCCGGTGATGGTGAGCGAGGTCGCCGCACCGGCCGCGGTGAGCACGAACAGGCCGTTGTTGGCGGCGTTGGTGAAGCCGTTGCCATCGACGATCGCGCCCTTCGGAAAGGCCGTGCCCCCGGTGACGGTGAAGGCCGTCGCAGTCACGGCGGAGCACGGGACGCTCGGCTTCTTGCTCCACACGTTGCAGAAGGCGCCCTCGATGAAGCTGTCGAGGTTGCCGTAGGAAAGCTCGCTGTTGATCTCGCCGCCGGCGGACACCGCCGTCTGGATCAGGTCCGGGATCTGTCGATCCGCGCGAAGCTCCGCGCTCTCCTTCGTGGTGACGTTCTGCGCCGGCTGCGCATCGGTCACGCGGATGAGTTGGAGCTTCGGGTTGCTGGGCGTGGTGCCGAGGGTGGTTTCCTCCACCATGGCAAGCGTGACGCGATTGGTATCAGCCATCGTTCAACTCCGATGTGTGCGGTTGCTATCCGGCCCGGTCACGCTGAAACGGGCAGGCGACATTCACCTGCCAGAATTGCCCCTCGCCGCCGACCGGGGTGAGCGATGGAGCCCGAAAACGCAGCACGCCGCCGTCCGATGTCGTGAATGTCTGCTCGCGGAAGATCGCGGCAGCGGCGTCGGCGAGCGCAAGCCCGTCGCCCTGGCCCTGCATCAGCGGCGTGAAAATCTGCACGTAGGTCACGCCCGGCCAGCGATAGAGGATCGACGGCCCGAGCGAGCGGGCGATGCTCTGGCCCGGGACCGTATTCAGCCGGACCCACGCGGCGCCGGCGGGCGGCTCAAAGGCCGGCCCGTTCGAGTAGGCGATCGGCGTCCGCGCCGCCCAGCCATCGGTGAAGAACTTGTCGATCGCGAGGATCGCAACGGCAAATCCCGACATCAGCGGTGCTTCGCCTCCAATTCGGCCAGCGTCACGCCGACCATGCCGGCGGGCGCCTGCTTCGAGTGCCCGTGTTCGAGCCGCTGCGCGTAGACCACCGGGTTGTAGATGTAGACCACATCGCCGATCTTCGCCGGCACCAGCGCCGACATCACATAGGCCGGATCGCTGGAAAACTTGCCACCCTCCGCAGCACTCGGCCCGGCGAAGCTCTTGCGCGCGCGCTTGCTCAGCTTCGCCAAGCTCTCGCCGCCATCGTCACGCGGGTTGCGGATCACGTAGCCCGGCAGGCTGTTGATGGAGATCGACCAGCTTGCCCGGCAGAAGCCCGTGTCCACCGGCGTCTTTTCGATCACGCCCGCCGCGGCGTCGAGGCACACGGAGATGAACTGCAACCGCAGCCATTCCAGCGCGTCCTTCTCCCACTGATCCACCGCGGCCAGGAAGGCGCTCGGGTCATTCGATCCGCTCACGGCCCCTTCCGCACCTGACAGGTGTAGAGCAGCACCACGCCGTTCAGCATCGAGTTCTGCACCTGCATCACGGTCCAGTCCTCGGCGCCCACGCGCACGATGCCGCCGGGCTTCGGCTCCCAGCCATCCTGCGGCTGGATCAGCACCTCACGATCCGACATGAGCACCGTGTCCTTCGGCCATGCCCGCTCGGTGACATTCATCAGCGCGCCCGGCACGACATGCGTCGCGCCCGACGCCGATGTCACCTTGCCGGTCGCCGGGTCGTAGGCGTTCGCCTGCGGCTCGATGTAGGTGATGTCGCTGCCGATCTGTTTGAGCACGAGCGCGATCTGGCGCGAGACGGACGTGGCGAGAGCCATGGCGCGCCTACTGGAACAGCGACGGGTTCAGCGTCGCCCACATTTCGTCATCGGAGAACGGCATCTTGCGCCGGTCCGGGTCGAACAGCATCGGGCGACGCTCGATGTCATAGAGCAGGCCCACCCGCTCGACCTGATCGACGCCGGCGAGCACCGGCATGATCCCGCCGGTCTGTTCCGCGCGGCGAAGATCGTCCTCCATGCTGCGGAGGTTCGCTGCCAGGGTGCGAAGGTTCTGCACCTTCTCGCCGGCGAAGATGCGGATCGAGCCGACGAAGATGTTGACCTGCCGTGCCGCCACCGCCGCCAGCGTCTCGGCGAGGAACGCCGCCGCCAGCCGTGGCGATCCGTAGGTGGCGAGCGCGAAGGCGACCTCACCGTCATCGGTCTGCGGGTCGGATGGGTCGGTGTCGCCGAGCAGGAACCGTGTCGCGTCCGCCGGCGATGTGGACGGGTTGCCGCCGTAGGTCCAGCGGCGATAGGCGACCTCGATCTGCCCTTCCTCGGCGTAGCCGGCGCCGCCATCCATGCGCCAGTTCCACGTGCCGCCCGTGCTGAACAGGATGGGCGCCTGATAGACGCCCGGCTGCGGGCTCTGCACGGTGCCGGCGGTCAGCGTCGCGCTCTGCGCGCCCACGCCGTCCGGGCCGCTCGCCGTGAAGGTCACTTCGGCCAGCACCGCCGGCTGGCCGGCCTGATCCGTGAAGGTGACGGAGATCACCTGACTGTCGCCGCGGTAGATCGTTGCCACGGGGCTCACCTCTCAGATCAGATTGTCATGGGAGCCGGATGCGCTCCGGCGGGCGATCCGCAGCGGCCGGTCGGGCGGCCGCCAGCGGGTTAGCTCATGGTCAGCTTCACGCACAGGCCCGGGCGGCGAACCATCGGGAGCGGGTTGCTCTCCGAGATGATCGACACCTGCGACATATCCTGCGGCATGAACTGCCGGGCGTAGACCTCCTGCCCGGGCTCGTTCACCGTGTCGATGAAATTGCCCGGCGCATAGTAGACCTCGAAGGTCTCCTGCGTGCCGAGCGGGAAGGCCCACGCCTCACCATCGGCGATCGCCTTCGCGAGATTGCCGCTGGCATCGGTCCACGACGCCAGATACTCGACGAAAGTCACGCCCTGATGCACGAAACGGCTGCGCACATCGTCACGGTTCGGGTTCGGCTGGGCCGAGAAGTAGAGGTAGGCTTCCCGCAGCTTGGGATGCGAGATCAGCGCGTCCATCCACTCGGACGAGCAGAGGACCATGATCCCGGTCATCGTCTCGCCGAACAGGTGGGTCTCCATGTAACGCTTGAGCGTGCGGATGTCGTCGTCCGGCTGGTGCGTCGCATCGGAGAACTTGAAGTCGATCGGCGTGTTGTAGGTGATGCCGAACTCGGCGTTCCAGTCGAACACCTCGTTCTGCGCACCATCCATGAGGACGCCGCGCAGGGCGGACATCATCATCCATTCGAGGGTCTGCGCGTGCTTGAGGCGGAGCTTCGCCATCTTGCGCGCCATGACGTTCGTCAGCCGCTCGGCGTCGGCCGGGGTGGCGAAGGCGCGCACGTCCTGGATGTCCTGCGGCTGGATCGCATCCTCGTGCGGGATGTGCGGGATCAGGAACGAGCGCAG